AGTGCCGGTCGCGTTTGGCAATGTGATTGCACAACCTGCGGCTGCATTGATTACGTTTATACGACCTGCGTGGACGTCACGATTACAAGTTGCTGCACCTGTGATTACGTTTGTTGGGGTGGCCATCACCGCACCAATCATGTCACCGGTTAACTCCCCGTTGTTCAGAAGGCTGTAATAAGCTGGATTGCTCATAGTGTGTTCCTTTGGTTAGACGGGGCCAGGTTACCCTAGCCCCTGATCATTACAGAGCGGTCACACCGGCTTCGATACGAGCCATCCAGGCGTCGTTCAAACGCACGGTAGCAAACCAGGTCGAAGCGCCCACGTAGCCGAATTGGCCCAATGGGTTAGCGTGGTTGGTCTGAGATGCTTTCAACACCACAGGCTTGATGGCAGACATGCCCTTCAATGCAACTTGGCCCCATGCGTCTTCACCGATAACGATGAAGGGGTACACGTCGACGTTGGAAGCACCAACAGACAACATGCCGCTTGAACCGACAGAAGCGCCAGCAGCTGCGAAGGACTTCAACAGCGGAGAGCTGACGAAGCGGAAGTCTTCACATGCGCCAACTTCACGGTCGTGAATGGGCTTGAATGAACCGTACTCTTCCACGCGGGTGAAGCCTGGGAGGTTACGAATGTCGCTCACTGCGTCTGTGTGGCAGAACACCACATAGGCAGGTTGCACAGCGCGTGTACCGAAGTTCACGCCAGGAGCCAAACGGCTGGTGACGCGGCGGCAACGGTTTGATTCCAGGGTACGGGCTGCTTTACGAATCGCGTTCAAGCTGATCGCTGTGTTGATCGCAGAGCGGCTAGAGCCGTTTGCGTAGATCACAGTGGAGCCAGCCTTCAACACGCCGTAGCGAACCAATTCCATCACCTCAGCCAGGGTCTCGCCAGTCAGCTTGACCATCTCGCCGGGGATGTCGTCTTCGTACAACTGCTCAGTCTTGGAGCTGTACTTGAACAACACGCCGTACTGCTGGAGCTGAACGGACACGTCCTGGAACGTGATGGTGTTGGAGTTAGGAGTCACGCCTTCAGCCAACACGAAGTTGGATGCGGTGATGTCAGGAGTACCAACATAGCGAGTAGAGTTCTCGATTGTGGTGCCTGATGTAGATGCGCCGAAAGGCAGAGTACGACGGAACACCAAAGTGTCTGTCGAGTTCTGGGGCATTTCGCGCTGAGTACCGAAGTCGCCCAAGACGGTGATGGGTTGGGCGTGTTCCAGCATACCTTGTGCGGCACGGATCAAGTTCCGCGATGCAACTGTGCCGTAATTTTGAATAGCCATGATGTAGGTCCTTTAAAAAAGTTTTCAGTAGCCTTGACGCGCTTTTTGTTCTTCGCGCTTCTTGGCCTCGTAGTTCCAAAGTTCTTCTGGAGACAAGTCGTCCAATGTCTTGGGCGGCGGTGTCTGGCCAGGTCGGGTCGTCGCGGCTGCGGCGAGACGTGCTCCTCGCTCTTGCCTGATTTCCGAAGCAGGTTTCGTTCTCACGTTGCTGAACATGTCCAGCATCTTGATCGCGTCTCTGCCGTGCGGGCTGTCGGCCAAGGCTCTCACCTCGGGTGGCTGAATGGCGAACCATTGTGCAAAGTCAGGCGTGTTGATTGTTTCGCGCCAGTCTTCGTACTTGCCTTCGACACGGGCCTCTTCAATGGCGGCTTGCATTTGGTTTCTAAGCTCGGCCTGCTGAGCTTGCACGTATTCAATGACCTGGTTGGCCTGAACACCGCTCTGCATACCGTTGAGCTTGGCCCCAACGTATTCCTCCATCGCCCCGGCCCATTCCGGGAAATCCTGCTTGAGCTGCTCCCACTTCTCGGGGTTCTTGGCAGCGGCAGCGATGTCTCCCTGCGTTGGCGCGTCTTGTGGTGCAACGGCTTGTTGCGCCTGACGTGCCTGCTGGAATTCACGCTGCATCGCAGCCACGCGACCCTCGGCAGTCTTTACGTGGTGCAGCAGTTGAGAGTTGGCTGTCTCCAGTTCTGTGATGCGGGCCAGGGCCTGCTTCACGGGTTCTGGAAGTCCTGCCAGCGGATCAGCTTCTTGTCCTTGATCTGGCGCAGCTGCCTGGGGTTGAGGGTCTTCCTGTGGCGGGTCTACCGGCACAGTGCCTTGGGCCTCGAATGCGGGTGTGTTATCACCGGCTTCAAGTTTTGCGGCTTCTTCGTTCCAGAGTTTCTGCGTTTCCTCTTCGGATAGTTGTTGTTCCACTTTTCGCTCTCCAATAAAAAGACCGCCCGAAGGCGGTCACTCAGACAGGTTGTGCGGGACTTTCAGTCCGGCTCAACCACTACACCTCGAGTTGCCGCTTGCGGCAAGTCGAGAAATCGTTTGAGCATCCTGATCTCACCCCGAAGCGCCGCCGTGTCAAGTTCGGAGAGTCCCACGGCGTCATTCCGCACGCGTGCGCGTTCGAGCTCTGCTTCAGCCCATTTGCGCAGTTTGTGCCAGGTATCGGAGGTGTATTCGTTCATGCCATCAAAAAAGCCAGGTCATTGCCTGGCTATGTAATTTTTGGACGCGAGGTCCCTGCCCAGATTCTATGCTAGGCAGGGGGTGGTGCGCAAGTGATCAAAATTGGTTCTTGGACCAACGTGGATAGATGCACAAAGACGCGGTGATCGCAGTGCCTGTGCCACCTGCTGAGATGGGCCGAATGAACGGGGGCATCTCGTTGGGCGAGTGGTTGCCAGTGGTGGTGTAAGCCATGTTGGCTGTGCCGCCCTTCTGTGTCATGGCGTGCCAATTGGTGCCGTCGCTCGATCCTTGCCAGGTGATGGTGGCTGCACCGAACGTGCCAAACGTGTGGCATGTCAGGTCCGATGAGGAGCTGAGCTGATAGGGTGTGCCGGTGTCGGCGCTGCCGAGTGACCAGGTGACGATGATTGCGCCAGGTGCTGTATCGCGACTGACGGTTGCGTTGACTGCTGCCATGTTGATTTCCTTTCAGGTTTAGATGCCTTGACCAGTGGTCATTTTCAAATTTGCTTCTGCCGCGTACAGCTCTTTCTTGCCGCGCTCGCGCATTGCCGTGTCGGCCAGCTTGGCCTTGATCTGTTCGAGTGTGAGGTTTTGTGTGTTTGCCATCTTCAGCATCTCGATCTCGCGCGTGAGCTGCATCTCGGCCATGCGCAACTCGCCTTCTTGCTGGGCAATCGCTTGGCGCACCTGCAACTCGGCCATGTCGCCCTGGTTCTGGGCTTGGGCCTTCTCCATCTCGATCTGGCCACGCAGCTGGGCCACGGCCAGGGCTGGATCGGGCGCGGCCTGCTGTGGGTTCTTCTGCTGCTCTTTGATCTTTTCGAGTTCTTCCTCGGACTTGAACACCTCTTTGGGATCGATGTGCTGGGCCTGTAGGGCCTTCTCGAACAGCTTCTGGGTATCCAGGTATATGCCGTACACCGGGTTCGCTCCAGCGGCCAGCAGGTTCAGGAATGCCTGGTTCTGGATGTCGCGGATCAGCAGGGCCGATGAGCCACGGGCGTCGATGCTGAAGTCGCCCTTGACCTCTTCGTCCTCGTTGTACATCATGTTGTAGTCGTAGTAGCGACGGATGTGCGGGCGTGTGATCATGTCATCGAACTGCTTGACCAAACGGCGCAACACCACGTTGGCGCTGTTCATCAGCATCTGCATGCCGCCGACAGTGTCAGGTGCTGCACCCTTCTCGCCCTGCATGATGACCGGCACGCCGGTCTCCATGTCGGCCAGCTCCATGGCCATCTTGATGATGCCTGACAGCTCGACCTGGTGGCTGTTGAATTCCACTGCGGTGAATGCCTTGCGCACGTCGTCCACCTCGTCGGTGGCAAACCATATCTTGCGTGCGCTGATCTGCCACTGCTTGTCTGCTGGCTGGATGGCTCCGGCCTTGACGATGATCTGTGGCCCGCTGGATACACCGGCGTTGTCCATCATCTGACGCCATGCGGCGTTGAGGACCTTCTGCTGTGCACGCATGAGGTAGGGGATGCCGTAGCCCCACACGCTGTCGGCCACACGCTCCCAGACGTAGAAGTCGTATGGCAGCTCGCCGCCTTCAAGCGGGTTGAGGTATGCCTTGACGATGGTGCTGTTGATCATCACGACGCATGCGCTGACCGCGCGGAGCTCGTCCTTCTCACCCAGCTTGATGCCTGCGGCTTCCAGGTCGTCGTGGTCGACTTCGCCCCAGTAGCTCCACATCTCGTACACGTCGCGTGCGATGTCGCGCTGGTCGTCGTCCTTCAGTTCCTGGAAGGTGACCGACTTCTTTGGTCCTTCTTCCAGCACTTTGCGAATCTGCTCTTTCATGTACCCGGGCTGCTTGGCCAAGTCACGGACCTGGCGGCTGGTCATCTGCTCGCGCTCGTAGATGCCCTTGCCGTTGTGGATCGAATCGCCACAGCCGGGATCGGGCCATACGTTGCGTGGGTCAATGCTGAATGACGCGGGCGTCACTTCGGTCACGATGTCCAGCTGGTGGATCGTGTTGCCCTGCATGTCCTTGTATGGCTGCCAGGCTTTGCGCGTGCGGTTGGTGACGATCGGTCCCTTGATCACGCCGGTGCCCAAGCGTGCCGCGTTGTGAATCACTTTGCGCAACTCGCCGTTGTAGTCGCACTCGACCAGCTGGTCTTCGATCTCCAGCTGCATGGCGTCTGACTTCTTGCGGGCGGTCTCCATGGCAGCACGCGCAATGTCGCGCATGGCCAAGGGCTGGCCAGTCTCTGGGTGCAACAGTGGCTGGCCGGTCTCTTTGTCGCCAGCCATTTGTGTGTCACGGCTCATAGCCATGAGCTGAGGTTTTGGTGTGGGCTTGATGCCCCAATTGCGGTCGTCGGTGGGCAGCAGAATGTCGGAGATGCGTGCCTCGGCTGCATTGGTTTTCTGTCTGGTCAAGCCAATGTAGACGGTCGAGCGGTGGGGCTTGGCCATCTGCGTGGTGACTGGGTAGCCCTGCTCCACTGAGGTCATCATCTGGCTGGCCTGCTTGGCAATGTTGTCCTTGGCGTTGTACTGATCCTCGTCTTCGATCCAACGCTTGTCGACGCCGTAGCTGTAGCGAGAACGAATCCAGTCGTCGCGCTGGTTTGCCATGGATTTGCCAAACGCTTGCAGGCGTTCTTGCATGCGCTCCCGCTCCATCTCTGGATCGGCAACTTCGACTTCTACTTCTAATTGTTGAGGCTTCATGTGCTTGTCCTATCAGGCTGGGCGGTTCATCTGGGCAGCAATGATGCCCGTGCCCATGGTTTGTTTGATGTTGCGATTCTCGGGGTTAACGCCAGTCTTGGTGGCTTGGCCATCGACCAGACCGCCTTGGGTTGGCTGCAATGTGGGTGGGCGCTGCATAACCTCTCGGCCCCCGCGCAAGACCGGCGCGTTCTGCGATTTGCCGCCTTGCATAACCGCGTCAGTCTTGGCGGTTTGAGTGATGGCGGCCAGGTTGGCCTGGGCAGGCGGCATGTCTTTTTGCTGCGGCTGCATCATGTTGTAGGGTTGTTGCATGTCAGTATCCAGTCACAGGGTCGAACACGCCGAACGGCGTGATGTTGGGAATCTTGTTGGTGCGCAGGCGCACCTCGGCTTCCTCTTGCGTCTTGGCAAAGCGGCGCATCATGATGGCGTAGCGCGTAGCTGACAGCAAGTCATCAGACTGTTTGACGACCAGGCCGTCTTTGCGGTGATACAGGCGGAACTCCTCGAACCAATCTTCCAGGTGTGAGAACACACGAAGGCGCATGGTCTGCATGCGTGTCAGCATCTCGGACAGTCCGGCCTCCACACCGTTGCTGCCATCCTCAAATGTAGCGCGGTCCTTCAACAGGTTCAGGCCCTGGTCGCGGTACTGCTTGGCCAGC